CAGGGTCGGCATCGGTTGCAGTTAAGTATGTAGTTGTTATTGTACCTACTAACACTTGACCAAAAGCAACGGTTACTGTTTGAGCATCGCATCTAAACACCTCTGCATAAGTATCAAGCATTACAGCACCTGCGCTAATAATGTATGTTGAACCTGAACCTGTGTTGATACACCCATGTAAAGCCATTGGCTGTGTTCCTGCTCTATCACCTGCCCAATATGATTTGTTTACATCTTGTATTGTTTCAATGTATGCCGCTTGCAAGTGGTCTAAACTGCCTTTCTTAATAGGCATTGCACTTGAACTTGTTATGTCTGTTGTTTTTATTTTTTTCATTTTGATTAGTATGTGATAACTTGATAATTAATTCCTGCGTATGTGTACAAATCGGCTATCTGCCTAATTATGTTTTCTCTGTTTTGGCTTATGCTTGGTGCTGTATCTGGTGGCTCATTTGTTAATGCGTTGGCTGTTGCAATTGGAACGTAAATATCAAACTCGCTTCCTGTGTTGGTTATGTTTAATGCTTGAACAAATCTAAATGCTTCACCGTTGGCATAAACTGCTTCGCTACTATCAACAGAAGCCAAACCAACATAAAACACATTGCTTCCCGAAGCGAAATTATCAATATAAATATCACTCGCTCCTGGTGTATTCACAAACGTAGTACCAAACCATTCGTTTAACGCCCATTCAAACAACAAGTGCTGTGCGTTGTACTTGCATCGTGGCTCAATGCCTACGAATTTATCTTGTATCTTAAACCAATAATCTGTGTTGGTCGGCAACTCGCCTGTGTTCGCTACCCAACATTCATACACCGATTTGTCCTCATATTGCACTTGGTCACCAACTCCATATGCTGTGGCTGTTACCCATAACGGTGCTGTGTTGCCATCTTTGAACGTGCCAAACATGGTATTGTATAGCACTTGCAACGGTTTCACAAGCGTTTTTACCCATGCCTTGTATATCGGCAACCGCTTCTTTGGTGGCAGGAAGTTTACCGCAAACGAGTCTGTATTGATTATGCTACTCATTGCACAATGTAAGTTAAGGTATCATCAAAGGTGTGGTTGGTAGTGGTTTCTTCCACAACGTAACCCGAATAGGTATCATAAGTAACACTATCCACACCTGTTGATAGGTTAAACAATGTCACACCTGCACCATAAGCAACGGTATCACGCCTTACTAATATACGTGTCAATGATGCTGTAATAACGCCCTCTGCACCTTGTATTGCATCAACAACGGCCTGCGTAGTTATACGGCCATTGAAAGGCAAGTTGGCCATGTATGCGTTCAATGCTGCTTTAACGTTGGCATCTATAACTGATGAATATTGACCGTTAAAGTATATCGTTGCTGCCACTTCCATTTTATCGCTATCCTCATTTATTAACGTGAACGCTATGCCTGCGGGGTTAAATGTTTCAACATACGTTTGCAATTCGGCTAACTCACCACTTGATACAGGTTCGGGCGGATCATTCTTTGCAACCTTAATCAATACCGTTCTATTTGGTGCTGTCACCACCGCGCATCGTGTTAAGATTTGATTGGCCACGTTAACGGTTGGATATTCGATTACGAATGTAGTTGTGTTCAACTCTGCAACATCGCCTGTTTGGAACTTCAACACTTTGTTACGTGTCCATTGCGGAGTGCTTGGTGCTGCGGTGCTTGCTATGGCTTCTAAATCAACTTTGAACAAGTCTTGCAACTGCTCAAACACTGCAATACATGATGCCACAATGAAATAGTATAAATTCCACTTTGCCGTTTGACTTGTTGAGGTCAAAGTTGACAATGTCGGGTCTGCGTTCTTCGCATCCAACATCTGTTGCTTGATTTGTTGTACTGTTCTGGCCATTATACTATTGCTGTTATTAAGCCATTGGTAACTGTTACTGTCTTGTTATCAACGGTGGTAAACGTTCCACTAACACCATTTGTAAGTGTATAAGTAACAATCGCATCTACATCGGTTATTGATGTAATGCCGTTTTGGTTTACCGGTACTTCTTCCGTTCCATCAAGTGCCGTTGCTGCTGGTAACTCGGATATTTTTTGCTCTGCCATGATTATTGTTGTATTATTAGATTATAACCTGTTTCTGTTGTTAATATGTAACCCAATTCACTTGCCAATGCCACCGCTTCGGGTATCGCTCCGCTTCGAATAGTATCATCCTCTAATTGCGGTTCGTTGTTAGTGATTAACGTTGTAACCAATGCTTCGGTTGTCGGCAAACTTGATGCCGAATAATCAAAGCCCTGCAATGTGTAAGTAATGATAAACTCTTGCACGTTGGTATGGTCAACTGATTGAATTTCACTGCGCCTTAAGAACCTGCTATTATACGGAGTTGACCAATTGTGGACAAGTGCGTTAAGGTCTTGTTTTAGTTGCAATACTGCCGTGTCCTCGGTCTTATAGCTTTCAAAACCTAAATGCAATGCAATACTTAACGTTCCTTGTTGTTGACCTTGTAAGTTTTCGATATAATCGGCTGATGCAAACTCAATGAAACAACACGGATAATTAAACGGTACGTTCACATCCTCACGCTCAAATTGATTGTTCCACAAGGCAACATACTTCAATGCTGCAAGTGTTTCAATTCGTGCCTTTAATGCGTTATAAATTGCTAATTGCATTATGTAAATATCTTATCTAATCGTTTAACTATAACTTTCTTTACTTGCTCATTAAGGTTGTAACTATCACCCATGAATTGGCGTTTGGGCATAATAAAACCTTTGCCGCGACCTGCTCTTAACCCATCATTGTGAACCCTTGAGTAAATTAAATCACTATGTATCTTAATACTCAACGCTGCTCTGTTTGCTGGGTCACGAATGATTGAACGCCTTAAATCACCTGTCTTAACTAACGTTGCCCTTGTTGTATCATCAACCGTTTTACCGCTTTTCGTTTTGTAAGTTTTTTTCTTTCTCGGCTTCCACTTCTCAACACTCTTATCATCCCATCCCTGCTTGCGGAATGATGACACAAAGAACACCTTGGCCGTGTTACCAACATCAACAATAGCCGCTTCCATTGCCTTACGGGCTTTCTGCTCCGCTTGTTTTAGGTTGAATTTATTGGACTTGCTCATCTATCGGCTCAAAGATAATGTTATTTTCTTGTTCGGGTAATGGTTTGCTATGGTCGTTATCGCCTTCTAATATTTCAGTGGGTATAATGTCCGCAAAAGCAGTGCAAGTTAGATTATCAATATAGTTTTTGCAATTCAAACAAGTTATAGGTATCATTTTTCTAAATCTTTAAATAAGGTTAATATATCCTGCGGAATATCTGCATCGCCTTTATATCTATATTTTACATACATTTCAGCATAATATTCTTTGCTATTAGTTTTTGCGTAATCTGAAACTGCGTTTTTGCTTTGTGATGAAAAATATTTATCAATTCCTGTTTGTTTGTAGTGTCTATTGTGTCCTATTTCATGAGTCACTAACATTTCAAATGACTCACTTGGGCTTTTTCCTAATTCTGTATATGTAAATGGCAAAGGCAATTCACCTGCTTTTATTTTTTGTTCTAATCTGTATATTTCTGTTTTAAATTTACTAATGTTATTAGATACTTTTCTTTGGTCATATTTTGGATTGTTCAAATATTCTAATTCGTATTTTTCTATTGTGTCTTGATACTTTGCAATTCTGTTTTCAAATGTTGCAACTTCTTTTGGCACAAATTTATCAATGTGAGAAGCATTGATACTTAATGAATTGTTTGATGGACTATACAATGCACCTGCTGAACTATTTGATTTTCTATAAGTGTCTATTTTGTTTAATTTTAGCGGACTAAATTCATTTTCTGCTTCTATAACTTTTAAAACAGAGTTTGATTGATTTAAATTTAGTTTTGACAAACTAACATCTTTTATTCCTAATTCCTTAATTCTATCCTCTGCTTCTTTAATAGTTGTTGCAGGTTTAAACACTTTCGGCACTTCAACAACAGGCGCAGGTCTTGGTGCTTGTGGTATCGGTAAATTCCAATTCTTCTTTGCCATCTCTTTATCACCCTTTGCAATATCGAAGTAAGGGTGCTTATCTTTGCCTTTTTCCTTAAACACATAGCCATCAATGCCCGAATTCATACGAAACAAGGGCGGTACATCATCGGGCGGTGTAAAGTTGCTCATATCTGTCAATTCCCCCTCTGTTAGTTGTATTACGGTACAACGGCAACGCCAACCGTTAGGCGGATAGTATTGCTTCCAAAAGGGGTCGCTGATTGGGCGAATAATATTATCTAATGCCGCGTGCGTTGGCCTTACTCTGCCATCACCCACGGTTTGATATTGCAACAACGGCAACACATCGGCATCGGCTTCAATACGCTTCCAATCGGATGCCATACGTGCTGATGCTTTCGCAGTTTGGTATTCGGCTTGTAAGTAATCTTCATTGTATAGCTTAAACATCGGCTTAACCGCTTCTTTAAACTTATAAAAGTTCGATTTCAATTCGGGGTCTGTTAACATCGCAGTCATTGTGCGTGTTTGTTGGTATGTTTTCGCTCCGCTGAATATGTAGATGTTATTCGTTAAGTCTGCAGTTAATACCTCATCAACAACTGGTGCTAAATCAATGCCATCACGTAAGTATTTCGCAGTTTTTAAATAAATCCCCTCTGGCAACACTTGATTATTTACCGCACCAATCCAAACATCATTTGTAAAACGGTTAAAATCGTTTTCATCGAACGGCGTTGGTGGGTCAACTTCCTTATCAATATTCAATATGTCGCAGTACCCGCACATTAGCTGTATATGGCTCTTAATCGTTTGGCAATGTTTTCAACTTGGCTGTCCGCTTTGGTGTCCGCTTTGGTGTCCGCTTCGGTGTCCGTTTCATCCTGCAATTCAATGCCGTATTTGTGTTCCAAATACTCGTGGTCAAACTTAACATACGGCATGAATGAAGCATCAATCTTGGCCTGCTCCGATAACGGTAAACTTTCGCTATCATCGTACTTGAAAGTGCAACCGGATAAATCGAACCCATTTCGGATCATCATCGGCACAAGTTGGTTCTCAATCACAAACTGCATCTTTAACGTGTCCTGTTTGGCTATCATATCGGCCACGTTCTCATGTACATTCGCACTGCCACTGTACGCCTTTTCATCGGTTGTTCCTGTTTGCCCTAATATTATCTTGCTAATTTCACTATTGCACCTTTCAACCATTTTGTCAAACACAGCATAAGCATCTGTCCTGCTTGCCTGCATCAACTCAATGTTGTCGTTTAAGTCTAACACTGCCCACGATGCTACACCCATGTTTTTGAGCATGTTTTCCATGTTTTTGCGGGTCATTTCATCCCTTACATCGGTTTTGCCAACTCTAATAGGGCTTCCGAATACCTCTGCAAACTCTGCCCATGCTGCCATTGCGTTTTTCTTCCAAATAACATACGGCGCAAGGTACATCATTACCCCTAAATCTCTTTTTTCACCAACTCCAATACACCAATTGTTATACGGTGCTTCATCAAAGTGCTTGCCCTCGGTAACTGTTGCTGTGTTGGTGCGTACTAAACTAAATTCTGGTACTACGTAAATTCTCGGTATCAATTCAACACTTGAATACTTATCGTTAACGATTGCGCCGAATTGAACGCAGGAAAATCCCCAAAAGATACTATCAAGTGCTAAATTTTGAAAGTCATAAAACCACTTTTGATTGAACAACTCTGTTTTCACGTCATCACATTCACCATCCGGGCCGTAAACCATAAACTTCTTGCACAATATCTTTGACTTACGTTGCAACATAGCACTTTGAACCTGCCCATCTAACACGATTTGTTGATACGTTTGCATCAACAGAAATCTGTTAGGGTACATCGGTGACTCTGCTGATTGCAAAGCTATATTAAAGCGTGTTGCATCTTGCCTAACACGTTGCAACTGTTGCTCAAAGTCAATCGTTTTGCGGATGTTGGCCTTTTGAGGTTGAGGTTTGTTGAAGTTAAATATATCGTTATACCAAGCCATTACTTAAAGAAATTATCTTGTTTATCTAAACTGTTACCGTAACGGATGCTAAAGCCCTCACTATCTGCTGTGTTAATGTTCAACACCTCTGCTGTATCTGTACCGCTTGCCCATCTGTCCAATTGGTCTAATGCTTCTCTGTTGCGTTCTATTCTTAAATCGGGAATATTGCGCGGGTTAATTCGTGCATGCAAGTTATACAAGGTCATATCCATTGCCAACTCAACAAACATCGGGTATCTATTATCGCCAACTGTCCAATAGAATGTGTTACTTGTTACATACCCAATCATCGGTGTCCAGAATGCTGTTAATGTCAATGCCTTGTTTGTGCTTGCTACTAATGCCGTGTAAACAAAGCCGTTGTTATCGGTAACAATATCATCCTTTGCGTATTCGGTTGTCTTATCCCAACGGTTGAAGTCCTTAACGTGTGTAATCACTTCACCTGCTATCACTCGGTCACGTGTACGGTAGTGGCGTGTGTTTGAGTACGCATCCATCGTTCCAAGTTCAATGTCAACCATGTAACGCTGCACTAACTTGGTGCGCATACGTGATATGGCCTTAACCTCGCTATCGTACAAGTTCTGTGGGTTATTCTCGGTAATTTGATTGAGATCAACCGTTTGAATAATTGAAAGATAGTCGGAGGTTTTTAGAAATCGTGCCATGATGCGAAATAATAAATAAAAATTCGATATTGGGCAAATATGTAACTAAAATCTTGATGCTGATTTCCATTCCGCATCCCGACCAACAACAACAAGCGGTTTGATGATGCCTGTTTGAAAGCGTGTGTATTGTGTTGGGAATACGGATGTGATTAAGTAGCGTGTCAAGTCAACAATGTGACCATACGGTTGATAACTTACTTTGGTAACAGGGTCGGTAACGGTTTTTTTATCCACTTTACCATTCTTATCTTCTTTGGTATTCTCAAAGTCTAATATTGCCACTCTGCAAGTTTCATCAACGGTAAACGATATGCCCTGCTCATTGTAGGCAAGTATCGCATTGAAGAAATCTGCACTCGGTCGCACATTCGGGTTTGACTTGGCCACTCGCCTAATCGGTTTCACTTCATCAAGTTCGCTAATCAGTAATCGGAATAGGTCAAAGCCCTTTTCTTGCTTAACATCATCCTTTTGTGAGGTGCTATCCCCACAAACATAAACATGGCCGTTGTGCTTCCAATGCCGTAACCGTTGCAGTATTGCCCTGCCCATTGCTTTGACCGTATTGTCTGGGTTCTTTAACGCTATGCAATCAATCATTCGTATCTCATTGTCATCACTCACTTGGAATATTCCACAAGGGAAGTATGGGTTTACGTTTTCATCAAATGAAAGCCAAACTGCTAATGATGGATCGTAAGTAACAATCCCGGTATGCTTAACAGTGGACCAACTTTTTAGAAATTCGCCACCGAAATCAACCTTACCCCACTCGCCAAGGACATAAACTTTGTGCAAGTTCGGGTTGGCTTTCACTCGCTCGGTTAAGTGCTTAATGTAATCAGCATCAAGGAACGCATTGTCCTTGTACGTGGTATGCAACACATAGGTATCATCATCGGGAGCATCAAAGAACCTGCGCTTTAACCAATGCTGCTCCGATATTGGGTTGAAAGTAATTATAAATTGTTTGTAGTTGCTTGTTTCGCCCCTTACCCTTAACTCTAATTGATTAAAGTCCAATTCATCTAACTCGGTTGCTTCCTCGCACCAAACCGAAGTAATACCTGCAATAGATTTGATTTTTTCGGCATCATCCATACCAGCGCAAAGTATCTCGTTGCCTGTTGGTGTATGAGTAAAGCGCATTTCGGACTTGTTGATAGTAAACTCCGAATAAATATCATATTCAAGTAACTTGTCAATCAACAACTGATATATTGAATTACGTATCGTGGTCGCTACTTTACGGATGCACAATATACGATGATTGCGCTCGGTTGTGGTTCGCAGTATTATCTTTTGAATGGCTGCAATTGATTTGCCGGAGCCTGCACCGCCTTTTAAAACTGCATATCTGTTTTCGTTATGTAAAAAAGGTATGTAGCAGTTGTTTACACTGATTTCACCGTCCATGACCTAATCTCTTTGCCATTCGTGGTTATATCAACCTCTTGTGTCGGTTGCCGATACGTGTA